TGGTATGTCATCAGGGATTGAGTCACCTAAAGATTTAAGCTCACTATCATTTTTAGACTCAGTTGGTTTTTCTGGTCGCCAGGTATTTATCTGAGCATACCATTTTCCAGATTTACCTTCTTTGACATCAATATTAATCCAGTCATCTTCTTTGTTTTGTAGTTGCTTCTTGTACCAATTAGTAAAATCAGCTTTCTTTATTGATATAGAGCATTTAATAAAATCCCTTTTTGGTTCTTTAGCAAAAAAACCATCAATAAAATCAGTCTCATTAGTCATCGCTATACTCCTTTGGTTTATTATTTTTTTTTATTTTTTCTTGATCTAATTTTTCAAGATCATCTTTTTCTCCTGTGCTTAATTGAAACAAAGAACGCATGAATTGTTTTAATGCGTAGCTCTGAGCAATACCCATTGCAGTCCCAGAACCGAATGGAACTATAATGTGTTTAGTTGTAGGAAAACTCCATGTATCTCCGTCTTTATGAATTAAAATATACTCATAAACTACACTTAAACTTTTACCTGATTCCGATACCTCACAACTTTTTTCGTGTGGTATAATTATTAATCCAGCTTTTGCACAAGCTGGTTGAACTTCTTTTAAAAAACCATCGATACTTGTATAAGAATATTTTTGATAGTCATTCTTTGCATCTTTATTTAGTGGTTGATTAAGAGTAAGCATCACATCATTTATTGCAGTAGCAATATTTTTTGGCATAGATTCTATTTCCATTTTTTTTTCTCCTTCATAATTTTGTTAAGTGCTTTATCTTGGTCAAATGCAATTCTTAAAGTCTTAAAATATTGAAATGCAAAATCTAATTGTTCTAAGTTGAACTCTTTAATTTGAAAGTCATCTGTATCTTTTCCAAATCTAGCGACAATAAATTTGCTTATTTTATAATTGTACTTTTCTTCAATCATCTGTTTATAAGCAGAGCCTTGAATTACAAAATCTGGATATATATCTTTACTTGTTTTAAAATCGACAAGAATATACTCATCATCTTTCTTAACTAATAAATCTGCTGTTCCACCATATTGATATAGCTTAGATGTGAATGATTGTTCACAGAATATAACTTCACAGTTTTTACTGAACTCATTCCACCAATCTAAAAATTTATTAAAACAATTTTGAACTATCTCATTACTTGGTAATTCATATTCTAAATCTTCAATATGTGATTGTGCTAGCTCGTGAACATTAGTTCCTATATCTGCTGCTTTGTTGATCTCTTGATGATAAGATTTACCTTCAAGACCTAGT